GAAATGACACGCGGATCCGAAGAGTATAACCGCACCATGGCGAAGATACAGCATCTTCAGGGGATTTTAAAACAGCATCGCCAGGAGATAAAAGGCATCACCACTGAAACCAAGAAGGCTACAATCAGTATTGGCAGCATGGTGGACTGGTTCAATCGTTTCGGTGGGGTTATCCTGTCTGTGATTGGCTTTTTGACAGGATTCACGCTTGCCTTACGCGCCATCAGAGATGAACGTAACAAGTTGGAGGAGTCACAAGCAGGATTGAAAGCCTTGACCGGACTTGATGATGATAGCATTGCCTGGTTGACCGGGCAGGCCAAAACGCTTTCCACCACCATGACAAAAGAGGGCTTGCGTGTCCGCCAGTCGGCAGCCGAAATCCTGGATGCGTTCATGCTGGTCGGTTCGGCCAAACCGGAACTGCTGGGAGACAAGGAGGCGCTCAAGGCTGTTACGGAGGAAGCCATGCGATTGCAGGCGGCAGCCAAAGACATCACCCTGAACGAAGCGGTTGATTCACTTACTTTATCACTCAACCAATATGGGGCAGCGGCAGACCAGGCTGGACGGTTTACCAATGTATTGGCTGCCGGCTCCCAGGCAGGTTCCGCCAATATCGCAAGCCAGGCAAAGGCTATCCGGAATGCAGGTACCGCAGCGGCTTCGGCCAATGTTCCCATTGAACAGACGGTCGCATTGATTGAAACGCTTGCCTATCGGGGTATAAAGGATGAAGTGGCCGGAACGGGATTGAAGAAATTCTTTCTGGTTCTTCAGACCGGGGCAGACGAAACCAACCCCAAAATCGTCGGGTTGGATAAGGCACTGGAGAATCTGAAGAACAAGAATATGGACGCAGGCGCCATCAAAAAAATGTTCGGGGAGGAAGGCTACAATACCGCATCCGTAATCCTTCAGAACACGAAGATGGTGAAAGACTTCACCGCTGCCGTCACCGGTACCAATGTGGCGTATGAGCAGGCGGCCATAAACAGTGATACTGCACAGGCCAAACTGGAGCAGGCACGTAATAAGATGAAGCTGGCAGCCATTGACCTTGGCGAGAAGTTGAATCCGGCTCTGACGGTGAGTACGAATATGCTGACCAATGTGCTCAAGTATTTGCCGGGATTGATTGACTGGTGCAACAAATGGGGCACAACAGTAATAACACTAACGGTTCCTCTGGTAGCTTATTATACCACATTAAAGCTCATATCTCTTTATCATACTACTTACAACTTAGTCTTACGAGCAGGAATCGCCATCCAAACGGCTTACCGGGTAGCCACCACTGCTTTGAACGACGCATTGGCAGGAGATTACAAGGCAATAGGCAGGTTGATATTACAGATGCGCTCTCATAATATCGTAACCCGGACAGTGGCAGCAAGTACACTACTTTTCCGAGCAGCGCTGGAGACTTTAACCTTCCGCTTCTCTGCCGCAACTAAAGCGGCACGGGCAGCATGGGCGGTATTAGGATTAAATCCTTTTGTTGCTATTGCCACAACCGTTGCTGCCGCAGCAACAGGACTGTATATCTACGCTCAGCGTACTTCTGCTGCAGCACGTAGGCAAAAGGAACTGGTGGTTATGAATAGAGAGGCTGAAAAAAGCATTAGCGAAGAAAAAAATAAGCTGGATGCTTTACGGAAAGTGCTTGAGGATTCTAAAGAACCATATGAAAAACGGAAGGCTGCATTAGAAGATATTCAGTCCATTGTTCCGGAATATCATGCTTCATTGACGGAAGAGGGGGTGCTTATCAACAACAACACGCAAGCGCTGGACGGTTATGTAGAAAAGCTGTTGCTCACAGCCAAACAGCAAGCGGCCAATGCCAAATTACAAGAAGCCCTGGCACAAAGGTCAGAATGGATTCAGGAGAACGGTTCCGATGCCATGAAATTTAAAAATCTCGAATGGGAGATAAATGACCCCATCAATATGGACAAGTCCGTTGAGGAACTTGCAGCAGTCAACGGGATATCACCCACTGCATACCGCGTATGGGCTACCCAGAAAAAACGTCTTGACGATAACGTTCGGTATTACGAACAGATGATGCAGGATTATACCTCCCAGTTGCTTGCCATCAACGATAAATACAAGACTATTACTCCAGATTCTCCAACAATTACCGGAAACGGTGGCAGTGGTGGAGGTTCTGAATCTGAAGAAGAGCGGAAAAAACGTGTCAGCAAGGAATTGGAGGATATAGAGACTAACCACATGCAACAGCTCACCCATCTCCAGAAGCTTTATCTTGAGGGAGAAATCCAGACTAACGAGGAATATACTGCCCTTCAGATAGATTTGGAGAAAAAGACTTTGGATGAGAAATTGGCGATAATGGGGCTGGAGCCGCATGAACGTGAGAAGTTGCAGGTAAAGATGCTGGAGGCACAAATCAAGTTCAATGAAGAATGTAAAAAACAGGATGAAAAGACAGAAAAGGAGCGTCAGAAAGCATCAGACAAGATTGCCAAAGAACGCCTTTCAGTTCGTCAGAAACAACTCCGTATCGAATTGGAAGAAGCAGCTTCCTATCATTATAGGAACCTGACTTCCGAGGAGGATTTCTCCCAGGAGGTGAACGAGATTCGGAAACGGTATTGGAATGATTTGCTTCACAACTACCGACTGACTGAGGAACAACGTACGGAGATACAGAAGGAGCAGGCCGAAGCCCAGACCGATGCCGAGAAAGAGAAATACGACAAAACCATGAAAATGCATAGGCAATATGCCTCTCTGGTGACGGATATCGCTTCCGACTTCGGAGAAACGATTGGTGAAATGATTGCCACTGGCGAACTTTCGCTGAAGAATTTCTTACGTGAAACCATTATGATGGCACTGGATGCTTTGGAACGTGTTATTGAAATCTCCATACTGGAAATCACCGCAAAAAATTTGGCGGCAACAGCTCCATTTTCCTTTATCGGTGCCGCTAAAGCAGCTGCCCAAGTAGCTGCCATCAAAACGGCTTTTGCTGTAGTAAAAGGGATGGTCGGCAATTTCTACACTGGTGGTTATACCAGTCCCGGTAACTGGGACCAGCCGCAAGGTATCGTACATTCCAACGAGTTCGTCGCCAACCGTTTCGCTGTCGCCAATCCGAATCTGCGACCGATATTCGACGCCATTGACGTGGCACAGCGTAGCGGTAATGTCGGTAATCTGACAGCTGAAGACATAGCGGCTGTGGCAGGTTCCGGAAAGAGTACACGTACCGTACCAGCCAAAGCACCCGCTGCCAGCGCCACAACGACGACCAATGACCCAGCTATGGTGGCGATGCTGATAGAATGTACCCGCGTATTGCGGAAGCTTAAAAACAGGCTGGATGATCCGCTGGTGGCGGAAACTTATGTTACCGGCAAACGGGGTATCAACCAGGCTCAGAAAGAGTATCAGAAGTTGAACAACAATAAATCACGCAACAAGCAATGACAGAATTATACATTGACGGGCAGTTGGCCGCTCTTCCTGAAGGGTTCAACATCACGTTCACCTCCGAGAATCCGTATTTCACCCGTAGTTCCAATTATTCCTTGGACATAGAACTCCCCATGCCTGCCAATCATGCCATATTCAAGCACGTGAACAGACTGGATGTGACGAAAAAAAAGACTATCCTTCCGGCCACACTCATCGTTGACGCCAGATGCCTGCTTTACGGCAGTGCGGTTTTACTCTCAGTAGAAGATGCACTGGTTAAGGTACAGCTCGTATCGGGTAATGCGGAATTTAATCTGCTGACGAATGATGATCTGTATATTGACGAACTTGATTTAGGTACAATCAGTTGGCCGAACAACAATCAGAACCGTTTCCAGCCACCTGCCAATATGGTGAACTACTACGGTTCGGTGGACGACATTGAAGCTGTATGGTTGCCGGTGTTCTATCAGGAAGCCAAATGGGAGAACCTTCAGAACGATGCAATCTATGAGTTCGGCACGAACAATTTTACCCTTTGCCCCTATTATGGCCGTCGATGTGTACAACCATACCTTTTGACAGTCATCAAGAGAATAGTGGGGCATTTTGGCTATAGGTTCGATACCTCCTTCTTTGATAACAATTTCTTGCGGAACGTTTATGTATGCAGCGCGGTAAGCAGCAACCGGGTGGCCGCCGCATTGCCGCACTGGACTGTTTCCGAATTCTTTGATGAACTGGAGAAATTCCTTTGTGCGGTTACGGTGGTCAACGAACGCACCAAAGTAGTGAGCCTCGTAGGGCTTAACGATTATTTTACAGAATCCGGAAAGGAGATAATTCCTGCATCCTCCCTGCTACGGGAGTTCACTGTGGATATTGAAGATGAAAAGAATGAGAAAGACTTGAGCACTGGCAATGTGGGCTACAATCTGCCTTCCCATACGGATGACGGCTATCTGCGAATTGAAAGGGACATCATAGAGGCTGCATACAAACAAGAATATGATTCTTACGATGCAATGCTGGCCGCATACAACGGAATGGGTGACAGTGACAAGAAAAGTACAATCTTTATTGTTGGTAAACGGTATTATATCAACTACAATGAAAATGATAAGAATACGCTGCGTGAAGTCAATTTGTATGCGGATTTAATCCGTGACCCGGAATCGTCCGATGTAGAGACCTCACTCGGAATCGTCCCGGCTAAAATTATTCAGTTCAATGTCGGTGTGTATGGCTCTGTAGCTGATTACGATTTGTCCCGTCCGTACACCTCCATGGTATTGAACATACCCGCGGTGGGCTACCAGGCTACTGTTGCCAAGCAGGAGCGCTTCAATGTCCAGGAAGCCATAAACGGTGACGTGGAGCTGAAGGGGAAGCAGGAAAAAAACGGGCACATGGAAGTGGCTGTCAATACCGGTAAGTTCAACCGGCAGAACGTAACTTACAGCGGTCAGACACATGCCTATGATTATGCCTATCCTTTTACGGACTACCAGCAGAAGACCGGAGCACAGCTCACGGACTTCCTTCCGTATTCCCTAAGCTTGAACGATGTTTGTCCGGACAGTGTCGGACATCGGTTGTCGACACTCAGTCTGTTTCACTCCAATATCCCTTACACAATCCAGTTCCAAGCCAATAAGCTGCCAGATGTGAATAAGGTGTTTCTTATAGGCAACAAGCAGTATTTGTGCGAGAAGATTGAGACGGAAATAGATGTTGATGGGTTGAACAAGGTGCTGAAGGGTACTTTTTACCGGATAGAATAAAAAAAGCTCTTTTTATTTGCATAAAGTAGAATTTTTACTACCTTTGCATCATTGAAACAACTAAGATATGGTTAAATCAAGAGAATTTCATAGTCAGATACTGAAACGTGGAAAGAAAAGAGGATGGCACTGGATAAAAGGTGAAGGAGACGGGAGCCATCGGATTTATGAAGACAAGAACGGTATCAGATACCCGGTGCCCTACCACGGCGCCAAAGAAATGGGTGAAGGACTAAGAAAGAAAATTATCAGGGATATGGAGCTTGAATAAGCTCCCCCTTTTCTCTATATGTTTGAAAGGAGGATTTTATTATGGGAAAACTTAAAGTGACAATTGAAAAAGGACCGGACTTGTTCGGTGCGTGGGCTGACAATGTTCCTGGTATCTATGGAGAGGGTGAAACTGTGCAGGAAACAAAAGAGAATCTTCTTGCCTCCATTGAACTGTATAAAAAACATAATTCTACAGTCCCTAAAGAATTACAAGGAGAAATATCTGTAGAATGGACTTTTGATGTACAGTCGTTCCTCCAATATTATAGCGGTATTTTTACCAAGGCTGCACTGGAGCGTATAACGGGGGTCAACCAGAAACTCTTGGGACATTACGCATCAGGTTTGAAAAAACCGCGTAAAGCTCAGGTTGAAAAAATAGAAAGCGCATTGCATGGCTTTCTGAATGACATAAGCCAGGTGCACTTGGCATGATGTAAATTCCGATAATGGATTGAAAGATACTTCTCGGTCAATCGCGAGACCGTAAGGTTTTTAATGACAATTAGGAGGGCTTCCACGGGTTGGAAGCCTTTTTTTGTCTCTCTTTGTTGGATATGTGAAATAGAATTAACACCTTTGTAGTGCCCAATATAACATAGCTACACGTTTATCAATATGAATCCCTTTTCAAAACGTAATCCGTAAAACCGGGTTAAGGTGTGGCTATACCTTTGGGCGCGTTTTGATAAGGGATTCGCCATATAATACTATGACTGAAAAACAAATGGAATTACTAATTGAACAATCTATATTTTCGATATTATATAGAGATAAAAACAAAAATGAAATAAGACATGTAGGAACAGGTGTTGTCGTATGTAAGAAAGGTATATTCATTACTGCGGGACACACTTTTCGGCAAAAAGGAGATTTTAAGTTAGAAGATTTTCGGGCATGTTTTATAGTAAATGGCAATATATATATTACACCGATTAAAGAAATCTGTTGGGACTCAATAGATTTTTCTAAGCAAAAGGTTCCAGAGTTTAAGGATTATGCTGTAGGGCAGTTATTGAACCCTATTAGGGTGCGTTCTACTTATAAGCGACTATATATTAAGAGATATATCTATTTAAAAATACGAAAAAAGCAACCCCTTAATTTGGAAAAGTTATATTTATATGCGTATGAATATAAAGATCCGAAAACTGAGGATAGAAGTCTGGGGGATAATTTTGACAATATAGATATTGATAAGATACATTTAATGCATTCTCAGTTATTAGTGATAAAAAATGAAATAGTTATACCACCAGACAAAGCTTTTAACAATTGTTCTTCTTTACGAGGGAAGGCAGAAGCTACCAATAGTGGGGCTCCTATGTTTGATGAAAATATGCTTATACGCGGAGTGCTTCTTGGAGGGATAACTGGTATTCAAGGCAAAGATGCAGATTGCAAATTTGTAAACATGTGCCGTTCTAAATACTACGCTAATAGGATTAAAGATTATAATACCGCAAAACGAAAATGTAAAAACTATCAAATTATTAGTGGAAATGGGAAATAAAAATTTCCGCTTTTCTTTTTGTTAACTGAATAGCTATTCTGATTTTTGTACGAATCAATATAAATAAACACCAAATGGAAACAATTATTCATTTTATTATTTTTTTGACTGCTGTTATTGAAATCGTTCTGCTTGTTCGATTCTTTGCATTATGTAATCATGTAGAGGAAATTAAAAAGAAAATGGTACCAAACGAAAACTTTCAAGCAATGTTCTTACTGTATTGCTCGACTGGGGAGAAAGATAAGGCAAAAGAATTGCTTCTCCATGAAATAAGTTTGGATAAGCTGTTTACCGCCGCTTTCTTTTCCGTTCTTCCAGAACATGATAAAGCAAAACAAGCTATTTTGACTAAGTATGGAAAATTGCTGAAGATGGTTGATGTGACTCTCGATTTTGATACAGTAGATAAATATTTGAAAGGGTGATAAAAATTGAAGCGGAGATAAAAAATCTCCGCTTTTCTTTTGCCATTTCAAAATAAACCTGCATTTTTGCAGTGCTCTTCATTTTGACAAGGCGAGACTGTTCGCCAATTTTTGCCGTTGGCATTTTTTATGCCCAATGGTATTCTATAGTTCCGACCCCCGTGTGGAGTGTTAATGCACCCACTGCCTTGTCAAGGTGAAGAGCAACGGGAAAGCGGAACTTTCTTTGTTTATAAGTTTTCCAGTTTTTTGGAGAAAGTTCCCTTTCCCGTCTTTAATAACATATTGTTTTATTTTAAATGCTTTTCATTATGACAAAACAATCTCAAAGCGCTCGCGGACGCTATGTATCCGCAGAGAAGGTTCAAGAACTGTTTGCCCAGCTGGGTATTGAACTGTGCGCCGGACGTAAACGTATCCGTGCAGCACGTAGCGACAAATCCATTTCCATCTATGTCAATGGTGGGACAGTCAACATCACCTTTAATGAGAAAGGAGGCAAAGCATGATGTTCTTTGTTTACCATCTGCAGACCTATTCCCCCAAGAACCGGGCATGGAAAAAGGTTATTGATTATGTAGAGAAGTATAAAAACGTTCTTATCAAGGATGAACTTTCCCTGGATGCACTCAAGCATGAAATAGGCGATGTGGTTAACCGCATCAATGCCGAACACCCCAAGATGAAACGTATGAAATGTACTGCTACTCCTTTGGGACGTGACTGTACTATACGCATCGAGGCACATGTCATAAGTGGTGGATGCCCGGACACGGTATTCTTTCTCGATATTTGCAAGGTACGTTCCATTTATCAATTCAGTGAGAAGGCGAATATGCTGGAACAGAAAGGAGGTGAGAATGGATAATACTACCGTTAATGGAATTGTACTCAACGATTCCATATCTAATTGCTTATTGAAATTGCAAAATAATCGAGCAGCATCTCTTGCAGAATTGTTGGATGATAGTATCGGCTTTCTTCTTGAATACAGTGGTTATTTCTATGACAATTCAAAAACATTTTTGGATGTTTTAGCAACATTACATAATGCCCGTACCGAATTTTTAGGCCTTATCCCTAATCAGAAAGGAGGTGCCCAATGAAAAAGCCTATAGGATTCCGTTCTTATCAAAACGACGAAGAACCGGACAAACGAGACGAATTGGAGAAGCAACAAGCCGAGCGGCAGAAAGCCATAGCAAACTTCATCGGCCAGAACTATTCACCCATCGGTACCACTTCACAGAAATATTACAAGACCACCGCTGAACTGGTATATGAGCTGTCGAACATTGTCGATGTCGCTCCGATGGCGCTGGCCAAACAACTGGCTGATGCAGGGTACCGTGTAGAATATTTGGCAGGACAACCCTACTGGGTGATGTACGAGAAGCCATAAAAATACTAACCGGAGATTTTTTTTATTTTTGAAGTCCTTGCTCGTGAGAGTAAGGGCTTTTTTTGTCCTATGAGAGCGGATGGTTGGGTTCTATCTTTGTGACAAAAAAAGAGATATGATACGTTTTTTCACAAGATTCGTCGCCACCTATGGGTATGATTCACCGAAGGAGTTCTTTCTTTCGGTGGCTCCGAGCTTCAAGTACAACCTACAATTTCCGGCCATCTCCTTCAGCGCCGTCACTGCCGTAGTCAGCGAATGGATAGGCATTACACCGTTCCTGGCCATGGCCATGCTCGTTGCCATTGTCTCCGAGATGTGGACGGGCATCCGGGCAAGCAAGGTCCAGGGAATAGGATTCGAGAGCTTCCGTTTCTCACGCTGCATCATCAAGCTGTGTATCTGGCTGACCATCATCTATATCACCCACTCGTTCTATCTGGAGAGCAAGGCCGGAGCGGAAGAAAGCTTTATCATGCTACTGGCCACCCTGTTCTTCTCCATTGTCAAGGTGTTCGTCATGACCTGGTTCTGCGTCGAGCACGTGACAAGCATACTGGAGAACCTGGCGGTCATCGACGGCAAGCCGAAAGACGCGCTGATCAAGCAGGTGGGAATATTGTGGGTGACAGTCACGGATAAATTCAGAAGAAAGGCCGATGAGACGGAAGGTTAGCCATATGTTGCTTTGTGCGGTTATCGCATTTCTCTCCGGCTGGGCCGGCCACTGGCTGGGTTCCCGGAAACGGAGCATTGTCCGCGTACCGGAAACGGTAGTCAGGCATGACACAATACGCCCTGCCATTCCGGAACCGGAGGTGATTGTCCGTGAGGTACCCACAGAAGTGGATACGGCGGCTATACTGGCCGACTATTTCTCGGAGAAGCATTATCTTGATACAATTATTGAACGCCCTTACCTAAAAGTGGAGCTGACCGACGTCATATCCCACAATTCATTACTTGACCGCACGGTAGTGGTGGACTACCGGCAACCGGTCGTATGCAACAACGCGCTGGTGGTGGGAATGGATGCGGGACGTTACGGATGTGTACTGTCCGCAGGGTACCGGTGTAAGTCCTGGGAGTTCAGGGCGGGCTATGACTTGTACAACAGGTCGCTGGTGTTGGGCATTTCTAAAACTCTTTGGCAATGGTAGTGGATGGCATACATGATGGAGTGGACTGTTTCATCTCGGAAATCGGGGAAATAGAAATCTCAGGAATCACGGATGAACAGTTGAATGTCCGTATTGAAACCGGAGGTACGGAGATTTTCAATGAGAGCTATTATGCCTTAAAAGGCAACGTGGTGATTCATGAGATAGGAGAAATGCTTCGCAGTTACTTTTCCCTGCATGACCCGAAAGGGATGTCCAGCAATGTAGTCTCTTACTATCAGGCTCCATTGTCCATAACCGCTGTGTTCTCGGACAAGCAGGACACAGTCCGGAAGAGTTTCAAGGCTTATTACAGTCGTTGTCGTACATCGGTATCCCCGTCAGACGTGCTTTTCTTGACACATGAGAACACAATCCGTACAGCCCATGATAGAATGGAATACTTGACATTCAGGGTACGTGAAGGGATTTCTTTGGAGATAGGGTTGGCATACTTAGATGCCGGAAAGGAACGGTACAGACGGGTCACCAAGAACTTTGGTGCCACCAATGGTATGCTTGCTTTTTCTTTATCCCTCGAACGGGTTGCGGCATTGTCCGGCATTGGTACGACATCCATCCTCTTCTATGATGCCATGCTGGAGGAGAACGGAATTGTGAAGGATAAGGTAAGGTTTATCAATGATAAACGGCTGTACCGTAATATCACCAACTTCATTTATCGGAACGCATTCGGGATGCCAGAGACAATGGCATTCACCGGACTGGTGGAATATTCCCCCGAACTGGAAGGTGAAATGGTCGAACTGCTGCAGAGGACTGTCCGGACAGATGCCGAATACATTGACAGCCGTACGGCAAACAGCGGCTATCTGGACACCAGACAATACGGCAAGGTACTGGATCTGATAACAACTGATTCTTTGCAGCTGTATAATACGGAAACATTGACGGGAGTGGTGGCCACTGATATTGATTTCTCTCACAAACGTACCGGCAACGAGAAAATCAATGTCTCGCTCACATTCCGTCAGGCATCACGCCTGCATCTGGCTTTTGGACGTACCGGCAACATCCGTGAGCGAATATTCGACAAGACTTTTGACAATACATTTGAATGATATAACGATATGGAGACAATACGCAGAAACCTGGCTCTGGCTGACATGGACATCCGCACGGACGAACGCGGACGCCGGCGCATCTTTTCGATAAAGTTCGTCAGTAAGGAAGGCAAGGTTTATTTCATGCCCCAGGCCTACGCCTGCGGTGCAGGACGCATGAACATGAAGGAATACCAGCTCCGGGGCGTGCAGCCCTGCGACTGCAAGGGAAATCCGGAAGGACACCCCTACCCTGTGGATATTGACCTGATACTGGAGTATAACAAAAAGAAAATAATATTCTGATGAACATATTGTTTAATTCAAGCGGCATTCCCCTGCTGATGCAGTCCACGTACATATTCGGCGAAACGACGGGGACACCCCAGAACGAAATGAAGGAGCGTACCCGAATCCTGGCGCCATATGACTTGTCGAATGTTTCCTATATAGACATCGACGGAGTGAAGGTACGTCCATGGGGAGATGAGAATGATTTCCCCCAGAAGGCGGCTGAAGAGATAGGAAACACCAGCGTGCTCAATACGGGCCTGAAGTTTCTTCGTAACCTGACACTTGGGCAAGGCATATATCCTTGTACGGTGAACGGTTACGACAATGATGGTAACGAGATACTGAAGCCCGTTACCGATAGCCGGGTACAGACTTTTATTGCTTCCCGGAATGTGAGGCGCTACATGGAGAAGGTGCTTCGGGATTACCTGAAATTCGGCAACGGTGCCGTCCAGTTTGTGCCGTCGGCTGCCGGCAATTCTTTTGCAGGGGTCAATCCGGTCAATGCGCTTTACCGCCGTTATTCCGAAGTGGACGAATACGGCGCCTGCAAGTGCATCGTTTCCGGATATTGGCCGCAGCGTCCGGACAAGGGACAATACACCAGGCTGGATGTCCTCTCCGAATACGACCCGCAGATGCACGCTGAAGTGTTGAAGTTTGCCGGAAAGGTGAAGGACGGTTTCATCATGCCGGTACGCGACAGCTGGAGCAACGACGACCTTTACGGCATGCCCATCTGGTGGCCCGCCTACGTTTGTGGATGGGTGGAGATAGCCCATCTTATCCCCCATTTCCTCAAGAAAGCCTACAAGAACCAGATAACCTGGAAGTGGCATGTACAGATACCGTATTCCTACTGGGAGAAGAAATACCCGTCCAAGGACTATTCTGCCAAGGAACGTGAGGCGGCCATACAGAAGTACATGGATTCTGTGGAGCAGAACCTTTGCGGACCGGACAATGCGGAGAAGCCCATCTTCTCGCATTATGCCGTGAACGAGATGAACGGCAGGATTGAGGAGGAGTGGAAAATCAAGCCACTGGAGAACAAATACCAGGGCAGTGACAATCTTCCGGTGTCGGCGGCCGCCAACTCCGAGATACTGTTTGCTCTGATGGTGAACCCGAATGTGCTTGGTGCAGGTATGCCCGGTGGTACTTATGCCGGCAACCAGGGCGGTTCCAATATCCGTGAGGCGTTCCTTGTGAACATTGCCAACGCATGGATTGACCGGCAGAACATCCTGGACCCAATAGAACTCTACATCAAAATGAACGGCATGCCGGAATGCGAGCTGCGTTTCCGCAATACCGTTTTAGTAACCCTCGATACCGGAAGCGGTACCAAAAACACATTGAGCTAATGATATTCAGTGCAGAGAAATGGAACAATGGCAAGGAGCTGAAAGCGGTGATGAAGGTGAACACCGCCATTTCCTTTGACATGATGGAAGCACCGCTCCGGAATGCTTTCCGACAATACCTTGTACCGTTATTAGGCGATGCGATGGTGGGCGAAGTGGTTGAGATATACAAATTCGGTCCAAATCCGGATGTATTGGAACAGAATACCGAAGGGGCAACCGAACGGGAGAAACTGGACAGCCGCCTGCTGGAGATTTGCAAACGCGCGAACGCGAACCTGGCGTTCTGGAACGATTTCGATGAAATCAGCATGCGTATCACCGATGCGGGATTCCAACGTCAGAAATCCGACAACGGCGAATCATTCCAGCAGGTGTACAAGTACCAGGAAGATAACCTGCGGGCATCGTTACGCAACAAGGGGTTCAATGCACTCGACGAGCTGCTTGAGTTTCTGTATGCCCATATAGCCGACTATCCGGAGTTCGTGTCCTCCCAGGCCTATCAAGACCGTAAATCAGCCATTGTCCGCAGTACCGCGGATGTCAATGACGTCTGTTTTATCAATGGCAGCCGGATTGTTTTCCTTCGCCTGCAGCCGCACTTGAAGTTTGCCGAGGAGATGCTCCTTCAGCCGGCCATCGGTGACAAGCTGTATGAGCATCTGATTGACGGACTGGTAAATCCCCCAGAAGACGAAGAAGCCCGGAAGAGCATGGAGCGGTTGCGCCTTGCCTGCTCCCGCTACATTGTGGCAATGGCGGTCAGACGGCTGCTGATGGAGACGGGTAGCGTCACGGACCGGGGGCTGTACTTCACCACTGTACAGCCGGGTGAAAAGGGCAATGAGGAGAAGAGACCCGTCGATGCGGAGCGTATCGCCGTACAGATTCAGAATCTGAAAGCGGATGCGGACATGTACATGACCGTGCTGCTGCGTACGGTACGGAACTGTTTTGAGAATTTCTATGAGGGTGATCCCAGGCAGATATACGACCGGGACAATGACCATAAACGCACATTCTGGACATGAGGGAGCTTCGCATTGCATACCGTAGATTCGGAATCCACCATGAGATAATCCGCCAGGTACCTCAGAAGTGGGAGGAACTGACACCGACACAGTTCCTGCTCGTGTCGCGGCTTTATCTTCAAGAAATAGACGAACCATCCTTCCTGAAGGAGTTCTATTCCCTGCCGTCCGGGGTTGGTTCCGACACCTATTACAGTTATAAGCTGAGCGAACTGGTGGAGTTCATCAGCGACTGCCGTGTCCGGATGGACCGCTTTATCCTTCTTGTCGTCTCCGGGCTGAAAGCACCAGGAGAACGCTTGAAGGGGATGTGTTTCGAGCACTTCATGCACGTGGACACGGCTTTCAACCGATATGTCCGTGACGGCAAGGATGCCTCACTGGACACTTTCGTATCAATGCTCTATTTGAAAGACAACGAATATATTGTCCTACCGTCGGGTGGGAAAAACGGCTTATTTAGCAGGCAGAAACCGCTGATACTGCAAAAACGGATAATGAAGGTGGCAAAAATGGACAGGCACGTCAAGTATGCCGTATTCCTGAACTACGTTTTTGTCAAGAGGTGGCTTTCAAAGGCTTTTCCTTTCCTCTTTCCGTTGGATGATGAACCGGAACCGGAGGAAAATCGGAAAAGACCAACAGCACCGTCTGTCAACTGGCTCGACATCTTCGACGCTTTTGTCGGTGACGATGTGGCAGTGATGGAGAAATACCAGGCAATGCCGGTGGCAACGGCATTCCGCCTGCTCAACAAAAGGATACGTGACGCCCAAAAACAGAAGAAATGACTTTTTCGGAATACATAGAGAATCTGGCTGAAAGGCATGTCGATATACGACACAAGGAGAATGATGAAGTACACTTCCTCTCATCAGAACGGGAGAAGCATACGGCACTGGACAGCGTGCTCCACTATCCGGCAGTGATTGTAGACCGTGGCTCAGGATTCGGTTACGGCGGTAATCCGGGCGCATACCGAAAAGACCGCGATTACCTGCTCTTCATTGTGGAGCATGTGTCCGACACCTCCGACTATGAGCAGATAGAGGCTGCCCTTGACAAGTGCGAACGTATTCTTGATGAGCTGCTCAACCGGGTACTCGAAGACAAACGGAAGAACCGCCAATGGCTTGCCTTTTCACTCGAAGAGGTGGAAGCGGACTATGTGGTGAACAATGATAACCAACTCTACGGCGTAGTTGCGGCTGTTAGTCTGTCCGAACCTTATAAAGCTTTGAACTGCCGGAAGGCATTTTTATGATACAGTATGTCTGATACACTTACAACATTGAAGGAGCTGGCGGCACAAGTGCGTGGTGCCACCCGAAAAGGTGAGAATACGGCTGAACGTGTCGGGCGTCTCTTTGTGGGCATCCTTACCCTCATGGAAGAATCCGAAGTTTCATTCGAGCCTTCCGAAGGATACGATACGCTTGGGACATTGAAGGAACTGGCGGCACAGGTACGCAGTGCTACCGAGGACAGTGAGAATACCGCCGAACGTGTCGGACGTGCCTTTGTCGGCATCCTGAACCTGCTGAAACAATCCGGAGTTGAGTTTGAAATTGTCGAGGGCGGTGATTCCATAGAGGTTCTGCAGACTCTTTCCGGGCAGGTGCGTGGTGCTACCCAAAAGGGTGAGAATACCGCCGAACGTGTCGGACGCATCTTTGTCGGCATACTGAACCTGCTGGCCGCTTCTGTTGGCGACGGTTTCCTTGTCCGCAGCGACCTTCCCGGCTATTACTATTCCAGTACTCAGGATGCGCTGAACGCGGTTCGGGCGACATATCCTGACGGTCTGACCCGGAATGTGGAGATAACCTGCATCAAGGCTGCCAGGGAAAAGAGAAAGGAAGGCCATTATCTTGCCGAGCTTGCCGATTGGAACCTGCGCAGCATGTACACGCTGACAATTGACGGAGGCTCCGTATTGACTCTGGACGGTAATGCCCTGGGATGCCTCTCGTTCTCCTGTGTGGACAACGTGGTTGTCAGGAACGTCCGTTTTGAGGACTATTCCAACTATGTGGGGCATCAGATTCCGGATGCCGTGGGTGCCGTATCATTTACCGGCAGTACATCACGGTACGCCAGGAACTTTTTTGTCGGAGGATGCACCTTCAACGGCAGGTCCATGACGGACGAAGAGGTCATGTCCTCCAATTCCCTGATATTCATTGACACCGAGAACGTGACCGTCAACAACTCTTCGTTTGTTAACGGGTGCGGTCCCGTTGTCAATGTCGACAATTGCAGCCTCCTTTCAGTCCTGAACAATGATTTTGCCATGGCGCCTCATGGTACCGGCTATCCTACGGCTGTGACATTCAGTACCGGCAGGGTGCTGGTCATGGAGGACAACCGGTTCTCTGGGGACAACCGCTACAGCTTCTCCAGCATAAACAATGTGGACAAGGCATACATCCGCCGCAACACCTTCCGTGACGGTGGCAGCATGGCCCTCAACTTCAACTCGTCCACCCCGATGTCCGTGCTGGCCCTGGAATCCAACCTCTTCGTGGGGATGCTGTCGAATACCGGTTCCATCAATACATGGGCACAGGCAGTTATCGGTTTGTGCCCTATACGGGATATGGAATTGAACAACAATACCTTCTACATGTCCGGTAACAACGGGCAGCAGTATTGTACGCGCTGGGGCACAATCAACAGGCTGGAGATATCCAATAACGTGGTTGTGGATGCCGGGCATGCGGTGCACTTCATATACGGTTTCGCTTTCGACAATGTAAGCGAACTTGTGTCGGACTACAACATATTCCAGTACAAGCTGCATGACGACATTACTTATGGCAGCCTTCTGCGTGTGTTCAACACGGAAGGAGCCGGGGGTGGCGTGGAAATCAACGCGGACCGCGGTTGCCGCTTCTGGCAGCTCCAGGAGCTCGGCTACGAGCTGCATTCCGTACTCGTGTCCGACGGTGTGGATGCGGATGCTCTTGATGATAATCTGATGATCACTTCCGCATTGGATGGCGGTAATCCTGCAAACGATGCCTGTGTGCCTGATATGGACTTGTCTTATAAACTAAAGTCAGTATCCGTCAACAGTCGCGGATGCTACAACAGGCATGGTTCTGCAATCGACGAGACGGGCATTGTTCCGGGTTACACCGGCTATAATATGGAAGACGAATCGGCATTCAGCGATGCGGCTCAATACAGCAGCATGGCTGGAGACACGCTGCTGCTGGAGTCCAAGACATTGGACAGGAATCGGATGCCGGTGTTCTCGATTATAGGTTCTGCGGACAGGTACCTGGCGATAGGACGCTATGGCCTGTTTTCGCCGGTACCGATTGTTGATGGGGATGGAGAGTATGTATCGGATGAATTGTATGATATTAATATTGTGTAGGCATGGCAGAGAATTATAGTGACATATTGAGAGTTCGGATAGGACGTGTCAGGGCTTCGGTGAAGGCAGGAAATTATTTTCCTGTAGCCGGCAAAGATACAGTCCGAATTGACGCTGAAACGGAATGGGGGCAGACCTCGGAATGGCAGACGCAGGACGGAAGCGGTGGCACGGTGACAACGGCCGGCAATCTTGTAAAGCAGAAAGACAGCAAGTCTATTGCGATATCATACGGAGGGGAACTTCTGCAGAAATTCATAGCGCGGAATAATTTGACTGAGACAGCCGTTTCAAAAAGAATCTATGCAATGTTGCCGCAAGTGCTGCCATACTTTACCGTATCGGCCAGTGAGGTCGTGCGGGTGGGAGAACTGTTCGTCGTCACTGTTTCCCCGGAGCACGGCTACTCAGGTGCCAGTACAATGGTCGTAAAGGTGTATCGCGAGAACGAGGATTCGTATCCGGTCAAGACTCTGACCGAAATTACCGGGCGCCCGATGTCTGACGGGACCGTCGCGTTTACATCTTCCTTTGACAACGCGTCTGACCGCGGAATATACGATGTGGAAGTTGATGTTACTGACACGGCAACAGGGGTGACTTCCAGCAAGAGAATAGACAAGCTCATAACGGTAGTTCCTGCTCTTTGCCCGAGGCCTGCCGACACTACGCAGGGTTATGAGACCATCACCGTTCAAGCCGAAAAGCAGTATGAGATGCGTCTGTGGCGTGATGTGGATGGCAGCGGATTGAATTATGCCGAATGGACTGCTCCCCACGGGTCATCGGACACGGCAGGCTACGACCTCATAGACCTGTCCGCTCTTCCGGCAGGCACGACCCTCTGCATCCGGAGGGAAAACGGCGCAGTCTACCCGATGCGTATGCGTATAAAGGGAAATGTGTCCCCCGGTGTCTCATCGGAGAACGGAACGCCAAACTTTACATACGAGAAGCCCCTCGTGATTACGCATGATGAAAATGAAATATTTGATTGGCCTTGGATGTCGTTCGGCGCCGTCACCTTCGGTGACAACATGCGTAATGTCGTATTGGACGGGTACGGGTACAACCGCACGGGAATCAGATTCCATCCATCGTCGGATGACGCTGCAATCAATACGTGCATTTTTGTTTCCGGCGGTGCGGGCGACATAGAAATGTTCGGCATTGACATAGACGGTACGGGATTCGCCGGCATCATGGCCAAGACGGACCCTGACCCCGATGTCCCCTGGTTTTGGCGTGGCAATTGGGTGCTTGACAATCTACGTATCCATCATTGTACAATCCAGAACACAGCCGGAGAAGGTGTCTATCTCGGCTATTACGGTAGCGGCAAACTTAAAGGTACGAACGGTCAAGGGCAGGAAGTGGAGTATTATGCACATCTACTTGACCATCTTCGATTGTATCGTGTCAACTTCATTAATACTGGGCTTGATAGTTTTCAGGTGAACAATGCCATCAATGTGGATATCTGCTATGTGAATACTACTGGCAGTGGGGCAAGCAAACAGGGCGGGCAGAACTACGCCAGTTCCTCCGTGTTCGACGGCAGGCTGTACAACTGCAGGCTGCTGAAATGTAACGGGCCGATAGCGTTCTGCGGCCCGTTGCTTGGCGAGGTGCGCATCTACAACAACGTGATGGAGGCGGCCCGTTATTCGGGAGCGTTCGTGTCAACGTTGTGGAAAAGCTCACAGTATGAACACATAGACTTGGATGGCAACGGAGTGGTAGATGAAATCGGTATGTACATTTATAACAATGTGATTAAGGGCTATTCATTGGGGTCTTTCAATACTGATTACACGCTGGCCAAATACTTTATGGACGACAATATCATTATCACAGAGATCGGTACAGATAAGGTTCCGACCATGTTTACCGGTGGTGAAGGTAATGTCTTTCTGAAGGCTTCTACTGATTATGGATATATTGATGAGTTGCTTAAAGTGGGAGATAGCGCTAACAGCAACTATCAGCCTAACTATAACAGCTCATTAATCAAGTCGGGCATGGCTGGCCGAACTAAGTATGATATAAGGGGGTATCAAAATTGGTATAAGACGATAAACCGTAGCGGCCCATTTTTGGGAATTTACAAGGATACGACCGTCGAGGATTTGACAATACAGCTTGCCGGCATAGTAATCAACTCAGGTACAATGGACACGACGGAACGGGCAGTGTCGGTAAAATTCAACTATATGGGGCAACCGACAAGGTATCGTATCGCTGAGGTGGCAGGTTTATCTGGTGTTGAATGGGTTAATTGGGCAGGTGACACAATAGCGTTCACGTTGTCGGAAGGATATGGAGAGAAAACAATCTATGCACAGATAGCCACGGATGACACTGAAAGTGGGATTGTGTCTGCCGGCATCAGCTATGGTGGTATTATTCAGTTCGCAGACCCTGAAGTGAAACGTATCTGCGTGTCGATATGGGACAAGGACGGTGACGGGGAACTCAGTCTGTCCGAAGCCCAGGCCGCCACGACAATCAACAGATACAGTTTCTCCGGCAATACGGAAATACAGAGTTTCGATGAACTCAAGCTTTTCACGGGCCTGCAGAACATCGATGCCTATGCGTTTTCCAAATGCACGGCTTTGAGGAGCATATCCTTCCCTGACCATCTGACCGGGCTGAAATCCCAGGTCTGTCAGGGGAATACGTCCCTGGAGACGGTACACCTTCCGGATTCGCTCACCTCTTTGGGCGGAGGATGTTTCAGCGACTGCAATGCATTGAGGAATGTCACGATACCTGAAGGTGTCATTTCACTCAATGACTTTGCCGCCACGGGATTGGAGGAGATTGTGATTCCGGATTCTGTAACCTCCATAGGAGGATTCAGGTATTGTGCCTCATTGAGGAAGGTGGATATTGGTACCGGCGTTACCACATTCCTTCAGAACGCGTTTAACAACTGCACAGCGCTTGAGGTGTTTATCATCCGTGCCGGCAAAGTCCCTTCCTATGCCGGATGGACGTTACCGGATGGGTGGAGTGGCTCTTTTTATGTCCCTGACGACCTTGTGGAAGCATATAGGGCGGCAAACGGCTGGAAGAACTTTAGCACGTCTTATAAACCGCTGTCTGAATATGTAGAATGATAATACAAACGAACTTTATTTATGGCAAAAGCAGAAATCTTATTCAAGATCATCCGCAAATGGGAAGGCGGATGGAGTGACCACAAAAATGACAAAGGCGGCAAAACCAATATGGGGATAACCTTGTCTACGTGGAAAGCATGTGGTTATGACAAGGATGGTGACGGAGACATTGATGCGGACGATTTACGCATGATTACTCCGGATGACGTCTTTCATGTTTTCAAGAAGTATTATTGGGACCGTTACCAAGCGGACTTCATACACAACCAATCCATTGCGAACATCTGTGTGGATTGGGTGTGGGCCTCCGGACGTCCTGGTATCACAAGGGTACAACAACTCCTGCAAATCAATGTAGACGGTATCGTAGGACCTCAGACGGTTGCAAGTATCAATCTGGCCAACCAACGGCAGCTGTTCGAAGCTATCAAGGCAGACAGAATCCGGTTTATTGAAGAAATCTGCAAAAGGGACCCGTCGCAGCTTGTATTCCGGAAAGGATGGCTGAACCGGATCAATGATTTCAAGTTCTCTGTCCGCTGAATTCTTGTCCTTTTTTCCACTCTTTTCAGCCTTTAGTTTTGTGTCCGGAACTAAAGGCTTTTTTATGGCAATAACTGAAGAAAAGAGTTTAATGACCTCCGAGAAATTCAATCGAGGAGTTGAGAACTGGACGTGGAAAGTCAAGAATACCTCCGTAAATATTCTACAACGGACACACGCAACCGGCAGATTGCGTAGGGAACTGCAATCCCGTTGGCTGAAAGACCGTGAAGGTGGACCGGCTTATGTCGGTCTGGGTTTCCGCTTTGCCCGGTATGGTGCGTACCGGGAATATGGCGCCGGACGTGGATATATCGTCAAGAACGGAATTATAATGAAGGGACATTCGGCATGGAGCGATAAGAAAAGACGTCAGGAACTGCGTTCTCTACGTGTTTCTGAATATCGCATCCGGCGCATGCGTACCGTTGATGAACACTATGCCGTTATCCGGCGAAGTCCCCTACCCTGGTTAGACCCTCCCATTGTGGATAACATCGAATCACTGGCTGATTTATCCGGAGAGTATTACGGTGACCAGGCACTCAAGAATGTGCTTCAGAAGTTTGATAAAATAACAATCGAAAAACGTTATGGCAAAAAGTGACAAGACTGTCAAAAGAGGTGTCTACTTGTACATCGATGGCAAGGAAATTAAGAATGACATCAATTCCATTGATTTGGAGATGAAACGCCTACAGCGTGACATTAAGGAAATGACACGCGGATCCGAAGAGTATAACCGCACCATGGCGAAGATACAGCATCTTCAGGGGATTTTAAAACAGCATCGCCAGGAGATAAAAGGCATC